TCGCACTGTATAGCGTTAGTTCTTGTAACGTCTCCGTCGAGGTGAATAGTCGTAGCTACGCCAGCCTTTATAAACGTCATTTCTCCCATTAGAGTTTTACCGCCTTATCTATGTGTAGTAGCGCTACCTTTTTATCAATCTCCGGGCCCTTATCAAAGGTGTTAGAGGGTAAGCGTTTAGTAATCCAAGTAACCGTAATTTTGCGCAGGTTAAACGCGTATATGCCTTTAGGCGTTGAGTTGATATAAAACGGCGTATATCCAAGATCCTGGGCTCTATCCATAAGAGACTCGTATTTATCCTTTTCTAATATCAGCTCGTCATAATGAGTAGTACGGCATTTAAGCTCGATAGTGAGCCTATATACGTAGCTGGTAGCATCTATGTACTCGTAGGTCTGCTCTGACTTTTGTAGATCCTCGAGGTACGTACTCTTTATATAGTCAAAGAGAGACTGCTCGGTTAAACCTGCGGTTTCCATTTACCGTCACTCGCTAGTACGTGCCATTGAGGATCACACTGAGTAGCTTTATTCTTTTCAGTGCATCGATACGCAGCCCAAGCTTTACCAGTCTTGGCGCTCGTACCCTCAGCCCATACCATCGTGCCGTGAGGGCATCGAGGAGGCTCAGGCATTAACTCGCCGCCTAGCTTGTCTTGGATCTCAGCCATAGCCGTAGCCATAGTCGGGATACCCTCAGCTGCAGCTTTAGTAGCCCAAGGATCATTAGCGTAGGCCGCCTCGACCTTTGCCATATCCTGAGAAGTAGGTCGAGCGTGTTCACTTGGCGTTAAAAGGCCAATAACTCTACCGTAGGCAGACGTGAGACAGTCCTCGATAAACCATTTTTTCATATTTTGTGGAAGTGTCGCTACGTTACCAAAAGCATAATCAACGGCGCTAGGCACCGCATCCTCATACTCACGGTAAGCCTCAGCTCGTACAAGTATCGTACCTTTAGCTAGATCTATATCCTCGATAAAAGCGATTAGTCTCCCTGAGGGGAATTCAGTACGAAAGCGTTTAATGCGGCTGTTTACATCCTCGTAGTTATCGATAAATCCCATTATCGCGCCGCTTCTTTATCCTTGAGAGCTTTCGCTATAGCTCTACCGCGGAGATAACCCTCGCTGTGTCCCTCTCGATATCCGAGGGTATAAGAGGCTCTGATAAAACCGACCCCTATTGCAGTTACGCCAATTACTATTAAAAAATCCCAGCTGTTCATATATCGCCCTTTGTTAAGGCCGATTAGGCTACTACCCGAGTAGCCCTCTCGGCGTGTGTAGTAATAGTATGAGGGCACTATCTGACATATGACAAGTATTTACGTAGGCGTGTCGTGTTTTATAGGATCCTTAGGCTTAGATTTAAGCCCGTTACCGGCCAGTACGCCGCCTAAAGCACCCGTTAAAAATATGGCTAGAGTCTGTAAGAGCTGTATAAAGTCTCGATCGTTAGGCGCTTGAGCCCCTACAGGCTGGGTAACAAAGACAAGCGCATAAACGGCCCCAGCTGTAATGACAAAAAAAGTTAATGCCAGTACTGCACCTATAAGAAAGATTAGGCGAGCGTGTATATCCTCAGGCGAAAGCCGTCTTTTTTCTCTAATCATTTGGCTTAATAAGGTCCTCAGTACAGGTGCCGGTAACTTCGCATTGAGGCTTAACGCACTCAGGCTTTTCCCAGTTCTCGAATTCTTGGCACTCATATCTTACCCATCCATTGTAACCGCACCCTGATAGGAGTAGAATCCCCGCGATCGCCCCTATCAGGGCCCGGATCATTTAGAGCCTAAGCCGTACTGCTTCTCGCTTGGCTGCACAGCTTTAAGTAGTGGACCTACTAAACCTGCGATAAACGCATTAGCTAGTACTTTAGGATCTGTAATACCGGACATATAAAGCGCCGCTGCACTTGCTAAAGCTGCACGTGCGTATGATTTACCGGCCGCGATTAGTTGCTCTTTCATTTGTTGCTCCTTAGTGCCCTTAAGGATTTAGATAATTATAAACCTAAACTCTCGATTAAGGCTTTAGCCTTGCCGGGTTTTACCTCTACCTCAAAGTGCATATCATCCGGCCTACTCTTAAAATCGCCGCCCCACTTGAGGCCATACTTTTTAGCGAGCGCCCGGATCATCGGTACCTTCTCAGCTGGAAAGGTGTCGAATTTGCCTAGAGGATGCTTAGTAGCGTTGAGATCGATAGCTGTACCGGAGGAGTGGCAGGATAATTTATCTGTAGAGCCACGTACCATACGGAAAGCGTAGCCCCAGTCATCAAAAGTACCCTTATCGATTGGCTCTATGAGCTCGTGAAACTCAGCTGCAAAGGCCGCCAAGAGTGGGCCCACACTCTCAGCGCACCTAAGCTTACGATCCGTACCCTTTACCGGGTAGGACTTTATTTTAATTTCCTCAGGATCCTTAGAGGCTGGGTAGCCGTTATAACTCTTTAGCATTACGAAAGTAGTAACTTCGCTTCATCGGCTGTAATGCCTAGGCGCTCGAGGAGTGCTTGTTTAGAAGCTTCTTGAGATTCTTTAGCCGCTTCTGCTAATTGACGTGCTTCTGCATCGGCCGCCATTTGAGCTAATTCGTCGGCTGTAGCTTCTCGGTCGATTACTTGGCCTGTTTCGCTGTTGTGAAGTCTCACCATTACTTTATCCATTATTTAACTCCATAGATGTAGATAGTGCCAGTCATACTAAGTGAATTTGAATTAGTAACAGTAAGTGAAGTTATAGCCGCAGAAGCTTTGTATAGAAAATTATCCATTCCATTCCAAGCAACTGCGGGAGATGCAGATTCAAATTGCCAATTTATAAAACCTTGTATTCTTGATGTTTCAGTATATGTAAAAATTTCTGCAACAAAATTGCCTGCTGTTCCACCTGTGCGAGCATCTACTCCGGGAAAGAAAGTATCGTTATTATGATAAACCGAAGTCGAGCCACCTTGATTTACTGTTCCAACATTTACATAATTAAGGCTGCTATCACCATTTAACCTAAATTGCACATTTCCGTTTGAGGAGCCAGTATCAACATCTCGACCAACAATATAAAGGTTTGTATAACTACCTGAGATAGAGCTAATAGTAGTTGAAGTACCCGAAAGGCTAGTAGTAGATAAAAGTGTCATACCTCCAGCTGCGGCAGTAGCCCATTTAAGGCCGGTAGTTTCTGCGCTGTCGGCGGTTAGTACTTGTCCATTAGTACCAACTCCAAGGCGAGCAAAAGTATCAGCTGCAGTACCGGCGACTAGATCACCTTTAGCATCGATAGCCGTAGCCATTGAGTTAGTTACTGTTACGGTGCCGCTAGTGCCACCGCCTGAAATACCTGTACCAGCTGTAACGCCTGTAATATCACCGGCGGCATCTGTTACCCAAGTAAAATCCATATCGGTATTAGAGTTTTTACTTAATACCTGCCCGGTAGTTCCACCTTTAAGATCGACGAGTGAGGCATCGATAGAGTCACCTAAAGCCTCGATAGCTGTAGCGCCATCTTTTACGAGGTCGGTCGAGGTAGGTACGGGCCAGTTAAAGTTAGGCGTTACTGTTGCCATTAGGTTAAACCTCCAAAAGCATTTTGCCATATAAGAGTAGCATTTACTCCAGTCCAAACCAAGGAGCCTGGGGTAACTGTTGCCCACTGTGGCGCGACCAGTGAGAAATCTGTAGGGCTGAGAGTAAGGGTTAGATCGACATAACCCGGAGTAGCTTTAATAGCAAAGCCCTCCACAAAGCCATTAAACGAGCCGTTAAACATATTGATAGGTAGGTTGTTAATTACTACCGGCTCGCCAAAAAACGCATCTATAAGTTTATCTCGCTCGGCATCCGGTAGCTCTGAGTTATCGAGTCTAAAAGTAATGCTCTGCAGCTGCTCTCGAGGGATTGCCCTGAGCCCTAGCTCACGATCCATTAAGTCCTCTACATCGGCTAGGTTATGTAGGTTAGTCGTAACGCTGCGCTGATACCGGCCGTAGTTAGCTATAGAGGTAGCATCGAGGGCCGTAGCTTGGCTCGCGTAATTATTGCCATAGTTAAATACAAGGGAGTTACGTATTTTGCCTATCTGCAGGATAGTTTTAACGGTTGAGGGTATGGCGTAGTTAGCCGATAAGGTCGTATAGCCATTAGTGGATAAATACTGGGTACGGTGATCTGTATCGGCGTAACACACTCGCCCCGCCTTATCCTCGTAAATCTGCCCTTGTGCGCTTTGTGCTATTTGAGCGCATAGGTTATAGCTGCTAGTCGGTTCAGCTGCTCGAGAAATCATCTCGTAAAGGCCCGGCTGGTCGATTTCGCCTAGCCCTACGTTTTCTGCATTAGCCCACGTAGTCGTAGGGTCATAGTTAAACCACTGTAAAGCCGGTGCTACTTCAAACCACGAGTTAATGAGGAGCTCATTAAGTACGTCGTAGATTTGGTTGCCATCCTCATCTTTTGCCAAGGCATCGGGAAAGAGGGCTTTAGTAAGTTTAGCTAGAGATCCTACAGCCAAAATATTACCGATTGTTATAAACCCAGTTTCCTCAGGCGAGCGCACCGAGATACCAAAATCCGATACCTCACCGCCAAAAACCGGTACATAAACTCCGGCGCTATTCTTAAGCTCTAAGGTTAGGGAATCGGTTACGTCTATATCAAAAGCCGAGTTATCTAGGTTAATAATCTCCATACGTGCGTAGCCTGCGTTGCACTGTAGATCGATATCATCCCGGCCCGTAGCCATATTGACCGATAGCACGTTATCGTAAACGGTAGTCCCTACGATAATTTGCCACTCAGGAAGCCAACTAGACATAGTATTGGCCTGCGCCGCGGTTTACCGAAGTGCCGCGATAAGTAGATTGATTAAGTACATCCTCGACGGCTCTCGCAATAGCCTCAGGATCTCCTACGCCAGCATTAATAGTTACGTCTACACGGTTATTAAAGCTAGAAAGAGGATCGTAATAAGCACTAGCTGTAGGTGTAGTTAGTGTAGGCATTTGTGTAAGTTGTATTGGTCCTGTTAAATTTGATTGTTCCTCAGCACGTCTAAAACTGCCGGGTGTGCTTCTTGGAAATGGAGTTACATTACTATCTTGAATCTCCTCAGGAAAAGACGGCATATTATTAAAGCCGTTCCAACTACCGTTTCCACTCTGACCGTTTAGTAGTGCCATATATTCTTTAAGAGCTGCAAGGCGCTTAGCATCAGCCGTAGCCTGAGCCTTGGCTACTCGATCTATCATCCCTAACTCGCTCGACTCAAGTAAGAGGGCAGCGGTAGCGGAGGCGTTATAGGTTTTACTCAATGAGGCCAAACGAGCGATTTCGGTAAGTTGAATCTGTACGCGCTCGTTATATGACTCCTTGGCCGCTAACGCACCAGCCGCCGTTATCGCTGCGTTATATTTCTTAAACGCCTCCTCACGTGCAAGCTCTTTATCGCCCTCGGCCATCTTGCTAGTATTGATTACCCTAAGCTCGTTAAGGAGCTGGGTATTAAGGGCTCCGAGAGTAGCGTTACTAATTTCCTCTACTCCGGCTAGGCGCTGTAAATCTGCGTTTTTCTGAAACTTGGCAAGTTCGCCTATTTTCTTAAGAGCCTCATCGCCTCGATCCTCCTCGATAAGCATAAGAGCTTCTAGGCGTAGCTTTGTCTCTTTGTCATAGGTAGCCTGTAAAGCGGCAGCTATAGAGATACGGGTGCTATCAAAAGCGGCAGCGGCCTTAGACAGGGATACTTTATTTTTTTCTGCCCTAGCTGCCTTAGTTCTTTCCTGCGCTAACCTCTTTTGGTTGGCTGTCTCTTTTGCTAAAGCATCCGCTCTTTGCTTAGATAATTTAGCCTCGGCTACTGAGTCTTGTCCACCCTCAAACATACGTCGAGCTCGAGGTCTAGGTCTATCTATAAAGCCGCTTGGATCGCCTTCAACAATTAAATCTACAAAAGGATCCGTAGCTTTGATAAATCTTTCTAATACACCTGCTCCAAAGTTAAAAACATCAAATACGCCTCTACCCCAGGAGCTCATTTCGGTTAAAGCATTTCGAGTATTAACGGCAAGCTCGGCCATATCTGCCGATAAATCCTCTACTGAGGTATTACCCGATAAAATTAAAAGCGAATCAATAAGGCCGCCGCCTATAATCTCCTGAGCGTTATCGGCTGCTTCACCTAGTACGCGCATATTTGCGCTGTAAGTTCCTAATTCTGCTTCAGCTGAGCCCTTAAAGGTAGCTGTCAATAACGCTACGGCATCCTCAAACTTTAGAGTTTTAAGCTCGGCCTGAGTGAGGCCTAAGTTATATTTTCTTAACCCTTTGGTATTACCTACGTATGCCGCTGCTAAATCTTGATTTACAGTTAAAAGGTCCTCACCTGATCCTGCGGCTACATCTAAAGATAGGCTTAGTAACTCTGTAGATTTAGCGGCTGAAACGGTAACGCCGATTAGCTTTTGGAAAGCCTCGCGTAGTACCTCTCCTTGATAGCCATACTTAGCCGAGATATCATCAAGGTTACGCTCAATCTGTGGCACCTCAAAGGCAAGCCCAAGGTTTTTTACTACTTGCGTAAGGCGAGCCGCTGATTTTTCATTTTCTGCAAAAGCTTTAACTGCATTTCTGCCATAAGCACCGAGAGCGGCTGCTCCAAAAGTAACGCCGAAGGCTCTACCTAAGCTCTTTACGCTTTTCTCAAAACCCGAAATCTGCTTTTGCCCTTTTCCAAGGGCCTTTCCATCAAAGGTAGTTACGGCGCTTACGACTAAGCTAGGAATATTTAGCGCCATTATGCAGCCTTACCGTAACGGCCTTGATTAAACGCCGCTACTGTTTTTTCGATAGCTCGTATTACGGCAGCCTGAGCTTTACCCTGATCCTCGGCCCAAGCTCTAAAAATCATACGGCCGCGCTCCTCGCGTTTATCGCCATAGAGAGGACCCATACGGCTAATAAAGTGAGCACCGGCTCCTGGGTTATTAGATTTACTTGTAGAGGATCCACCGGGGTTAGCTCGGCCTGCAGTCTCGTAAATTGCACCGGCAGCCGATTTATTAGCTACATAGTACAAAGCTCGCCAGCCATTTTTGTTACGTGATCCGGCAGGCTGCGCGTAGTAAATACCTTTTTTAACCGTTTCATAATCATAGAGCGGAAAGAGGCGAGTACGGCCCTCGGTGTTAAAGGTTCTAAAGGCCGAGTTTTTAGCCGTAATCGTTTTGCCTGTTGTGTTTTCGTTCCAACCGTAAAGGTTATCCGGCTGAGGTGAAGGAGCGTACCCTCGAGCCTTATCCCGGATAGGAATCATTACGGCCTTAATCTGAGCGTTCATCTCTTTAAGTAATTCAGGATCTACTTTACGGATAGCTTTAAGAGTAGTTCTAACGCCTTTTACCTCTATTGGCATTTCTCTCAGCCTCCTTAGCTTGATCGTTTAATACTTGTATGAGCATCTTGTACATCTCTGTATCGAGATTGATAACCGACTGAGGCGAGATCCCTAACCGTATCGATAGCTGGGCTATTTGATAGGTAAGGGAATCCCGCCCTAGCCTAAAGGTTCATCGTCTAGGACCTCGACCTTTACTAACGTATCCAAAAACTCAGCTCCGAAAGGTTTAACGACTTCTCCACTTGTGCGTAGGCACTCGTGCGCTAACCAATAAACATCGCTTTGTTTTTCATCGTCTCTAAAGGCTTTGTGAAAACCTTTTTTTGCGTAGAGCTCAAAGGCATACTCGATCCGTGGAGTGATTTGGTGTTCGGTCACTTCACCGGTAGCCCTTGTTATTTTGAGTCGTGCCATTTGTTGCCCCTTTGTTAGTTTGTTATGG